GATGGTTCACCATACATGGGCCGCAAAGCTCAACGTGCTATGGTTGTAGCAGCAATGAAGTCAACGGTAGATACAAGTAGTCAGATTCGTGAAGACGAAACAAGTTTCAACTTGATCGTTGCTCCTGGTTACCCAGAGCTACAGCCTAACATGGTAAGTCTAAACAATGATCGTAACAACACTGCTTACATCATTGGTGACACCCCACTACGTTTAGCTGATGACGCTAACTCTATCACTGCTTGGGCAACTAACGCTAAGGGCGCTACAGGCACCGGCGAAGACGGTTTTGTTACACGTGATACATACCTAGGTGTGTACTACCCAAGTGGCATCACTACTGACCTAACCGGCGCAGAAGTAGTAGTACCTGCATCACACATGATGCTACGTACAATGATTTACAACGACACCGTTGCTTACCCATGGTTCGCTCCAGCCGGCATGCGCCGTGGTATTGTTGATAACGCTACTAACATCGGTCACATCGATGCTGCTAGTGGTGAATTCAAGACTACTAAGAACCGTGTTGCTCTACGCGACATCGAGTATACCAACATGATCAACCCAATCGCTTACTTCCAAAACGTTGGCTTGTTGAACTACGGTAACAAGAACAGTTTCGATAGTCAAAGTGCTCTAGATCGTACAAACGTAGCTCGTCTAGTTTGTTACATCCGTGACCGCCTACAAGTAGCAGTTCGTCCATTCTTGTTCGAACCAAACGATGTTACAACACGCAGTCAGATCAAAGCGGTGATCAGTAGTTTATTTGCTGATATTCAAACTAAGCGTGGTATCTATGACTACCTAGTAGTATGTGACGAGAGTAACAACACTCCAGCTCGTATCGACAGAAACGAACTATGGATTGACGTAGCTATCGAGCCAGTTAAAGCAGTTGAATTTATCTACATCCCTGTTCGTATCTTGAACACTGGTGAGATCAAGGCAGGCGCTTAATAGCAATAAGAATGGGCACTAACCCTGCCCATTCTAACAAGATAAATAAGATAACAGGAGAAATAATATGGCTTTACGCGATTCATTACAAAAAATGAGAGTACCATCATCGGATGGCGGCAGCGACCTGGGTGTACTAATGCCCAAATTACAATACAGATTTCGTGTATTGTTTGAGAAATTTGCTGGAGTTTCAGCAACTGAGTTAACTAAGCAAGTTATCGACGTGAGTCGTCCTAACGTAAGCTTCCCAGAGATTCCACTTGAAATGTACAACAGTAGAATGTATATTGCTGGTAAGCCAACATGGGAGCCAGTTAGCCTAAACGTTCGCGATGATGTAACTGGCGCTGTCGCTAATCTAGTGGGCAATCAACTACAACGCCAATTCGATTTCCAAGAGCAAGCATCTGCCGCCGCTGGCAACGATTATAAATTCACTATGAAAATTCAAATTCTAGATGGTGGCAATGGCGCAAGTGAGCCGGGAGTAGTAGAAGAGTTTTCTTTATTTGGTTGCTACATAGCTAGTGCTAACTACAACACCTTAAATTATGCTACAAACGAAGCAGTGACAGTATCTCTAAGTATCAGATACGATAACGCTCTTCAAAGTAAGAGTGGTTCTGACTCTGACGCTTTTGGCATCGGTCAAGAATTAGTCGCTCGTCAGGGTCAACTTGGCACTAATGTATCTTAAACGATAATACATGGCTGGATTCTTTCAAGAAGTAGTAAGAGGGGCTACCGAGGGTTTCTTCGGTAACCCCAATTTACGTGACGCTCATCACGCAAGTAAGACGTTCAGGACTAACGGCTATGGCAACACGCCCAAGCTCAAGTTTCTATTCCATGTATATTTCGATATCAACTCAGATTTAGTGAGTTCTAATAAAGAAGCTTTCCCAGAGGCTGCTTTACCAGGCTTATTAGTCAAGAACATCTCCCTGCCTAAGTACAATATCGCGCTTAGTGAGATGAATCAGTACAATCGCCCACGATACGTACAAACAAAACTAAAATATGACCCAGTGTCTATCTCGTTTCACGATGATAACTTAGGCGCAGTAAAAAAAGTATGGTACAACTACTACAGTTACTACTATAACGACACAATCACTGCCTCTCAGAACCCACAAGCAGTAACTAGCAGAGATGCTTATACTAGCACAATCAACGGCGTACAGAACTGGGGTTATCTAGGTGAGCCACCAACAAGCGCCGCAGCTGGCGCACTTAATCAACCTAAAGCAAACTTCTTTAAGTCAATCAAAATCTATGGCTTCAATCAACATAGTTTTAGTTTGTACACTTTAATCAATCCCACTATCGAGCGATTCGAGCACGATACCTATGACTACTCTCAGTCAACTGGCACTATGGAGAATAAGATGACTGTTCGCTACGAGACAGTTACTTATAGTGAAGGCGGATTGAATGGTCAGTCACCCGACTCAATCGTATCTGGATTCGGTAAGCAAGAATACTACGACAGAACTCTATCACCGATCACTAGACCAGGTAGCAACAGAACTATCATGGGTCAAGGCGGTCTGGTCGACGCTGGTGTCGGCATCGTTGATGACTTGAGTAAGCAACCACCAGACTTGCTAGGCGCGATTCAAAAAGCCGGCACTGCTCTCAAGACATTCAAGGGACAAGACTTGAAGAACATGGCCAAAAACGAGCTTCTAAGTTCAGCAAAGAGCGCTATCTCTCAAGTCAACTTGCGTGATATCTCATTCCCATCGTTATTCAAGTAATCTAGTCACGGCTTCAATCACACTCGATAAATAGTGTATGGAGCAATCGACCTATGGCAAATAACTCAGTAAGTGACGTATATCAAAGCAGCATGACAGTAAATGCTGACAAGTATGATATCGTCTTATCATTCTTCAAAGAAAATACTACAACAGAAACTACAGCGGCAGCATTCGCTGAGAACTTGTTCCTTATCGCTGAGCAAGCTGATATTGATGTGCTAGAGTTGCTAGAAACATTCGATGGCGGCGACTCACTTAAAATCACAGCGACTATGGCATTCTACTTGAACTCATTTAGCGACAAGACAGTAATGTATGGCGTTAGTAACATCATACAGCCTAATAACAAAGTTGCTAGAAACGTGATTGAGTAATGGCTAAATTTGCTCAAGGAGTATTCACACCCAAGAACCCACAGAAGTATGTAGGTCTTGGCAAACCCAGATACAGATCAGGCTGGGAGTTCACATTCATGCAGTTCGCTGATAACAACGATCATGTATTACAGTGGGCTAGTGAAAGCATTCGTATTCCCTATAAAAATCCACTAACCGGCAAGCAGACAATCTATGTACCTGACTTCTTAGTAGTGTATCAAAACAAAACTGGTCGTCAAGTAGCAGAGTTAATCGAAATCAAACCACTAAAACAAACTTCATTACAAGAAGCAGGCCGTAGCAGACACGCTCAAGCGGCAGCTATCGTTAATCAGGCTAAATGGGCAGCAGCACAGGCATGGTGTAAACGAGCAGGTATCGTATTCAGAGTCATCACTGAGAATGATATATTCCGAAATGGTAGTAAGTAAATAAATAACTACTATGACTAGACAACTACAAGACTTATTCGATCTACCAGATGACAACGACGGCGAGATGCCAGCAAATGCAATGCCTCCAGTCGAAGAGAACCTACCAGAGAGCTACTTCACCGAAGATATGCTAGATAGCATAGATAAGATCGAACAAGCACTACCCGCAGTAAAAGGATTAGAGACCAGCGATAGAGACATGGACGAGCTATCAGCAAAAGCACGAGAAGCATTTGATAATCTCATGGATCTGGGTATGCAAGTCGATAGTCGCTTTGCTAGTGAAATCTTCAATTCAGCATCATCAATGCTGGGTCACGCAATTACCGCTAAGACAGCAAAAGTCAATAAAAAACTAAAAATGATTCAGTTACAGCTACAAAAAGCTGAATTAGATCGTAAAGTAGCAGCAGCGGCTGCTAAGGGAGAAGCTCCCAGCGAATCAACGCCGCTAGGCCAAGGGCAGGTACTAGATCGAAACGAACTCATCAAGCAGATTCTTGAGCAAAGTAAATCAGCTGCCAAAGATAAATAAGATATAACTGGAATATCCCCCATATGAAATCATTTCGTAAATACCTCGCTGAGTCGGTCAGAACATACAGATATAAAATCCGTATCGCTGGCGAAACTCCTAAACAGTTCATTGAGTTGTTCAAGCACAACTTAAACAAGTTCGACCCTGTCAAAATCGGTGACGCTAAGACTACACCAATTCAATCTCAGCCACACGGCTTTCCTGAATTAAAAGATCAATCAGTCACAATCTTTGATGTCGAGTTTAAATATCCAGCTACCGAGCCTATGATTAAGCAACTAGCTCAGTTACTTGGCTACGATGAGAATCTAGTTCGCATGTCTCAATCTGATTATATGGATAGTGCCGAAAAGGAAGCTGAAATGTATGCTAATCAACCTAGTCCTCTAATCGGCAATGACTCCCTAGAAGACAACGGCAAGGAAGCAAGTAAAGAATACGGCGACAGTTATCTATCACGAATCAGAGCACAAGAACAGGGCCGAGAAATCAAACAAGAGTTCGCTGCTAAGAAAACAGCAGATGAGTTCTCGCCATTCGATACTAAAAAGCAACAATCTACGATGAACACTAAGAGCCCGATGAGTTCAGTAAAGCGTCCATCATTACCAGCCACTGGCGCTAGAAAGTAATAATCATGAGTCTAAAATCATTTATAGCCAAAGTAGAAGCACATCAACTAAATGAGTTTGCCCCGACTGCTCCAACTACAAACACAACAGCACCAACTCAAAAAGTTTTGGTTAAACCAGGTCAACCACAGCAAACAACCCAACCTCAAGCGACAATCACTAATCAAGCTGGTAAAGTAATCGCTCAGGCTGATGCCGCTGATGCTAAGAAATTAGGTGATCTAGTAAATTCTGGTAATGTCACAATGATGGACCCACAAACAGGCAAGCCACTTGAAGAAGACGGCGAAGAACTAGCAAGTGCTGCTCCAAGAAAAGTTGGCTTAGTTGGCTGGGATGATGA